TGAATGGCTGTCCTCGCTTGGCTAAAACTCCAAAATATTATGCACAGTGAAACAGAGTAAAATGCTCTGTTTCACTGCTTTTTATGGAGGTGCTATACATAATTGATTTCTGTTCATAATGTACCTTATGTGTTGAAGTGCATAAATGACGTTTTCCCAGACCATATACCGAGGTCGCAGAAACTCACCTGTTCTCCCGCTTGCCATGTCATGTTCTCTCATCTCCTTCACGACCCTGATCTGTTCCATGTATAGGCCGGAGCGCGCCCCGGCCAGCCCTGCCCGCTTTCCGGCAATAGAAAGGTCCTGACACGGACTGCCGCCGATCACCACATCCACAACGGGGGCCTCCGCTCCATTGATCTTCGTTATGTCACCAAGATGGAGCATCATTCCACCTCCGCAAGCCAGAACGCCTTTTTACACTCAAAGCAAGTTCGCTTGTTGCAGTCGATACCCGTATTGCCGAATACATCCATTGGGCAAGCATTAAGGCATCCCGAATCAGTTTGTGCGTTCGGAAACAGCTTCAAGAACTCGCTCTGCCTGGTTTTGACGTGGTGCTCGGCGTCCCATCGCTCGACAAACTTCACCGCCCCCGTGTTATCTCCTGCTACCCTATAAACGTTGTAGCGCATTTTTTCTTCGGTAGATCCTCTTTTGCTGAGACGGTCAACCTTGTCCAAAAACTCCACAGCGTCCATTACTTTTCCCCCTCAATGGTGACCTCCACGCGGGAGGCTCCGGTTGTCTGATACTTCCACACCGTCAAAGCTGCGATTGCGCTATCGTCGTTGTAGGCGTGGCCGTTCAGCGCGTCTAGAATGGCCTTCGCCACGTTGTCAGCGTCAGGGCGTTTGGTGTGGGGCGTCCCGTCCATCGCAGCGGCCTTTTTCTTTGACGTGCTTTTCGGCACCGTGAAGAACGCCGTGACGGTGGCCCTGAGCGGAATGCCGCCCGCAAAGCCCTTCCCGCTCTGGCACTGCCAGCACTGGACCACCTTGTCCTCGTAGTCTTGCGTTTTCTGCGGAGTGTAGGTATTGCCGTCTTTCTTAAACCGGGGACGGCCCTTGCCTATCGGAATACCTGGGACCGTAAATTCAACCTTCATCGTTTTTCTTCCTTTCCATCAATGATGATCTGCACCACGCGGACGCGGCCCAGAGGCTCCAATAGCATCGCTACTGCCTCCTTCGTGCCCTGCGTGTCCTCGCCGTAAATATCAACTACGATCCGCATCATTTCCCAGACCACCATCCAATTCCAGGTATGGCTGGAAGGAGCGCATTTTTTTACCGCACCTTGCGCACTTGTAGTTATACATGGCATCACAACCGCCTGCTCCATCGTAGCTGTAATCAACTCCGGTGCGCTTCCAGTCATGCTGCTCGCATGGACAAAGCCGCTCTTCCAGCTCTGCTACTCGATAACTCAGCCGGACTATTTCTGCTTTCAAGCGCTTATTTCCAAACATTTTTCAATCATCCCCTCCTGAATTTTGGGCAGGCATGGACGCTGAAAGATTTCTCTACAAACTTCCCGCTGACCGTCCGTGTTGTTGGAATTGCATCCCATCCCGGAACCGGCTCAAACCGCGCCGACCACTCGCAGCCGCCGTATACATTGGCGCAGTTCCAACAAAGCTGCTGAGACTGGTACGTCACATCCGGCGTCCTTGCCGCCTTCCATCTCCGGCATGGGCGCAACAGCTCGGCCAGCTTAAAATCTCCCGCCATCACACATACCCCCAAGCGTCCTCGCATTTGTTGCCGTGGCCTTTCGCGCCCTTGCGGCCACCGCGATCCTGTTCTTTCGCCAGCCAACGGGTAATGAATCCGCGCACACCACGCACCGTTTTCCGCTTCGCCGGGTTATTCAGGCACCATTCCCGCATCTCCCGCAACTGCTGTATCACGTCGACAGCAGGGTACACGCCTGCCCATTCCTGGCATTGCTCCTGCGACACCGGATATTCAGTGCCGTCATTGAGGGGGATGGAAACCACCGGCGGGGATGCCGTTTGCGGCTCGCCGCCTACTTCTTCTGGATTCTGGATTCTGGATTCTGGATTCTGGATTGGATTACGGGCGCATTTGCTTTCACCTGCTTGCAATTGATTGCAATTGATTTCAGATGTAATCAATCCGTCAGCAGGTGCCGGGAATTTGCTTACTTTGTTCCTCACCGTCTGGTGCTCGCTCCAGTTTGGAAAACATAGGTACGGTTCTCCGTCAACTTCATAGAGGATCACAGAGCCTATGGTCGCCAATTCTGCAAGCGTCTTACTGATCGTTCCCTCAGTCACACCTTTTCTGCGGGGGAATACAAAGCCTTTGAGCAATTCCGGGTCTGCGCTGCCGCGCCCATAATCATCAACGTAGGTGATCAGGTACGCCCACAATCGGAATTGAAAATCCGACATTGCGTTGATGCTTTTGCTCGTCCTGATGCTATCCTTGATGATCCTGTTCGGCATTCGCCCACCGCCTTAGAACGGGAGGTCCCCATCAGCCTCGATCTCGCTGAAACCGCCCTGCGGTTCACTCTGCGCTGTGTCCCCGCCGTCCCGCTTGGAATCGCCAAAGTACACGCTATCGGCCACGATCTCGGCGGTACGGCGTTTATTGCCATCCTTGTCGGTCCAGTCACGCAGCTGCAAGCGGCCCTCCACAACGGCCATGCGGCCCTTGGTAAAGTATTTGCTCACAAATTCGGCGGTATTGCGCCAGGCCACGATGTCGATGAAGTCCGTTTCCTTTTCGCCGGACTGGGACTTGAAGTCCCGGTCAACAGCCAGAGAGAAGGACGCCACCGCCGTGCCGCTGTTGGTGCGGCGCAATTCAGGGTCACGGGTCATCCGGCCCATCACAATAATTCTGTTCAGCATGAAATAGCTCCCTTTCTGTAAATCATGTCCTCCCGGTTCCAATCCGGGTAAAATGCTTTCATGTGCGCCACCAGCCGCACATAGATGCGCTCGCGGTCTCGTAATGGACCCTCGTCAAACAGGCGGTGGCAGCGGGGGCAGAGGGTGGCAATGTTCTGCTCGATTCCTCTGCCGCCCTGCGAACGCCGTACCACATGGGCCACCGGCGCGCCTGCGGGAGACCCGCAGATCACGCACTGGTGATTGTCTCGTGCCCATACAACAACCTTCACGGATTGTGGGATGGACGTGGCCTTTGTCATTTTGTGCATCCCCATTCCTCCATCATCCCTGCCAGCTTGTCCGGAGACAGGGTCTCAATGCCTTGCTCCTGGCAGTCCTGCACCGCCATATCGATCAAATGTGACATTTGCCGGGTGTTGTAGGTGCTGGAGCCGTAATACAAAATCACGTTGGTGCAGCCGGGGATCCTGCTTGCCATGGTATCCGTCTGCCAGCCAAGCCCATTGTGTTCCCACCCGTTCCGCAGCTTTTCCACGGCTGAATCGATCACGCAGACCATTTCATGATTGCCGCCGATCTCCCGAATGTATCTCCGGTAAATATCCGTCTTGGGAATCCGGGTCTTTTCGGCCAGCCGGTCAACCAGAACCCAGAAGTACGCATTCGCGTCGAGGCTCCGCTTCTCCCGGTGTTCCTTGATCTCCACGTCGTAGACCTTGCCGGGTTTCAGGCTGTCCAGCGTCCGCCGTGCGTCCTTGGTCTGGATGCAGAGCCAGTCCCCGGCACTGTCCATAGACCAGCGGAATGTATCAGCCTGCATGATCCTGCTCCTTCTTCGCCAACTTCATGCAGTCGCCGCACAGCTGGGCGCCGAACATCTTCCGGCTGTAAGTCACCATATCCTCCACTTCCCACGGCTTCCCGTCCCGCTTCTTCACGGGGTAGATGGGCTTCTGACACCGTTCACAGATACACTCCTGCTGGGTCTTGGCCTTGTATTCCAGTTCCTCCGTGGAGATTTTGTCCGGGTCCTCTCCGGTGGGCAAAGCAAAGGTCCGCAGCCACATATACTTGAACGCATAGGTCATGGCCTTACCGGAACCCTTGTCCTGTGTGTCTGCGCCATCCCCGCAGGAGGCAATCTCAATGGATTCCTCCGGGTTCTCCACGTTGACCATCCGGTACACCACGTCCACATGGGTAATGTTGCCGGTGCGGTTGGTGGCCTGAGAGATGGGGAACACCACAAGGTTGTATTTCAGCAGCTCCGCCCGCATGATGGAGGTGACCTTTTCCTCCGACAGCGCCTTATAGCTGGTAGAACCGAAGGACACGTGGTCATCCTTGGCCAAGTACTGCACATCCGTCATGATGGCGGCGATTTTCTCATAGATATTCATCACTTCACCCCCACGCTATAACCATCCACCAGCTCCGCGCCGGGGACGGCTTCTGTTTTCAGGATCTTGGCAAGCTCCGCCTTGCTGATGGTCGGCTCCGCATACTGGATGCAGTCCTCATGTGCGTGGTCCTGCAGCCATGCCAGAACAGTGTCAGGATCAGCCACATTCACGCTGGTAGTCTTGCGGAAGATCACCGCGCAGCGGGGGGATTCAAATTTCTGACCCTGCAAGGCATACGCCAGATAGTCCTTGAGGCGCTTGGCCTTGTTCTCCGCCGCCTTCTGCCGTTCGGCAAAGGCGAGCTTCTCAGCCTTGTAGGCAGCGGCATCCGCCACCAAATTCTTGTAATATAGCGCGATGTTCTCGATCTTCTGATCTCGCGCCATGCTCAGCCGATCAAATGCGTCAAAGTCGCTGACCTCACCGGTCTCCGGGTCTACCAGGGCCGTAATGGCTGCGTCAATTTCGTAAAGGTTCATTCTTTCCTCCTATATCTCGCAAACCGCACGGTCTCGCCGTAGCGGTTCTTCTGTGCGATCGTCTCCACGTCCAGCGCCACGCCGTCCCGCCGCAAGTCGGAGACCCGCGCCGTGAAATTGGCGATGCCGCACTCGCTCATGGCCTCGGCCCATGTGATGCTGCCGTGTTCATCCAGATACTTCAAGATCCGCTCACACTGGTTCATATCAGTCCTCCGGGATGTCGATGATCGCGATCCCCATGGCCCGCGCCACGGCTTCCGGATCGCTGTCAACTTCATCCTTGAGCCAATCTTTCGCGCACTCCGGGCAGTAGCACTCGCCGTTGATCAAAAACCCCGGAGCCACATCGTCAAACGCATTGGGGTTCATAACGATGGAACATCTTGCGCACACCGGATAGATCTTCATTTCCACGCATCCCCTCTCTTCCACGCTTTCGTGGCGTTGGATTGCTGGGCGTAACCCGCTGTGATAGCGCCGCAGGTGGAACACCGTACATAGTGCTTAAACGGTGCGTCCGTGGACTGCACCCGCTCACCGCTGTCCATGCCGCAGACCGGGCAGAGATCCAGCGGAAAGCGCTCATGCCGGTTCTTTCTGTTCATCGCGCGCTCACCACCATATACGCAATGGTGATCAGCAGCAGGGCCAGAAAACTCATAAAGCCCATCCATGCGGAGGCGTCCGCCTTCCGCTGCTCTCTGGTGCGCCGGTCATGCTTTCTCATGCGGATTCCCTCCTTCGATGAAATCTACGATCTTGAATACCCAAGTGGCCGCATACGCCACGCCCAGGATCATAAAAAACAGGTTCCAGCTCATTGTTTGATGTCCCCCTCTTTGGTGTAAACACCGTCAAACTCAAGGCCATGCTCCCTCGACCAGATCTTGCCGAACTCCGTCATGATCTTCACCGGGTCAGGCGGAGACACCCAGATCACCCGGTATTCGATTTTTCGTTTCTTCGCCATTGCCTTTTCCTTTCCCCTGTGCTAAAATAGCGACAGGATACATATCTGAGCCTAAGATTTGTTCCGCCGCCCTGCCCGGTCTGCAACACCGGACGGGGCATTTTTTATTCCCCATCGCTGGATTCGAACAGTTCGTCCACCGTCACGCCGTACATCCTCGCCAGCTTCTTGTGGTACTTCCGTGCCGGTCGCCAGTCACCCAGCTCCCAATGCGTCACACAGGACAAGTCCACATTCAGTTTCTTCGCTACCTGTGCACGGGTCAGGCTGGAACGTTCTCGAAGTTCCTTCAATGCCAAGTCATGTGCCCTCCTTTCGGTGTGAGAATTCATTGACTGCGGCAGAAATATGTGGTATGGTAAGCATGGGAGTTAAACTACGCGCCAAATGGCGTACTCTGTTGCAGAGGGGTATTCCATTTAGCAAACGAGTTCGCTTCCAACCGCTCCGAAGTTTGTTGCAGAGACTTCGGGGCGGTTTTTTATCTCTGCCGCAGTCAATGTGAGTTTTCACTTGACAAACGAAACCGCCGCCGCTATCATGTAAGTGTCAGCCAACAAAATATCGTCTATGGAACCCGCAAAAAGGATTTTTCTTTGGGGGTCTGGTTTTTTGTTGTCTCTATGATAACTCACGAGATTATTATAGCTTACATTTTGTGTGTTGTAAAGCCAAACACGACCATTTTGTTGGTTTTTGTGGAATTGCACAAAAATACATCTATTTTTTGGTAGATATGCTTTTAGACATTGACTTAATTCTTGCGCGGCCTAAAGGGCCGAATAACCCGTATGCCTATTATCCAGAACAGTATGAACAAAATTCATCACAAAGCATTATTGCGGCGAACTACAAATATGATTTAACTCGTTTTTCGCAACATGAAGCGGATGTCGTCAGGAAAGTGCTGTCTATCGTTAAAACAAAGTACCCTGCGGAATTTCAGTCTCTTGGGCTTGTGAACGAGGCGTATGTAATAAAGTACAAGCCCCGATACGTACTTTTTGAAATTGCCGTAACAAAATATAGAAATTCGGCATCGGCTTTTGATAAATTCGCGGTTGCTTATGCGTTTGCGAACAAAGGAGCTGATTTTAGGCTTGCTGCAATCGGAGCGTTTGAAGAAGCAATCGGAAAAATACCATTTACTGTTTTAGATAAATTTGCATCGTTAGACTTTACATTTACATGCAATATGTTTTCCAAGTTATACGAGCAAGAGTGGGAATTTGACAACGCCATATTTTGGTTAAAAAAGGCGATTCGCCGTGGTGGATTAAACAGCAAGTATTTCGCTGAGAGAATCAATAAAATAAAGAAAAGAAAAATTGACGTAATCAGGAACAACAAGCACAAGCGGAATAGACGGATATCTGTTGAAAACGAAAAATTTGAGCATGACGTACACGCTGCTGCATTACGATTTATTCAGGAGTAGATATGCCAAAAAGAGATACAGTCCAACCAAACGTAGATTCGATAGCAGAAAAAGTTTCGGCTAAAAGCTGGAGCGAAGCATCATTTTCGAAAATGATCGGGAAACACAAGAGGTGGTTAAGTGAAGTAAGGCGTGGGAAAAATCTCCCATCCCCAGAAGAAGCCGCACGGATATGTCAGCTTCTTAAAGCTACTCCCGACGAAATTTTGTTGTGCGAGGGGGAAACCCCAGAAGCAACCGCAAAGTGCTTAGAGAATATTGAGACGGTGCGGAAACTGGTCGAGGCTGAGGGCATAAAAGAAACCCCCGATCCGAAGATCGAGGGTGTGAGCGCGGAAGCGCAGGAAATATTAGATTATATCCGGGATGCGACACCCGCCGAACTGGCGGAAGTCTGCCGGTATATCGGGTATCTGAAAAGCAAGAGGGGCACGGAATGAAACTGAACCCAGATTGCTTGCGGGATATTATGCTTTTGGTCGAAGATCGTATTTCCGTTGAAACTGCGATTGAAAATCCAAATGGGCTAAGAAAATTTAGCTATGTCAGCATTCCCTGTTTGGTGCGCTTGCTTCCTGACAGCTATTCAAAAGAAGAGATCATATATCATATTGTGCAGCTTTCAGAAAGCGGATACTTAAAAACAGATTTTTCCTTTGCAACAAGCGAAATGTTTGGATACTTTTACTTGAATACAATTTATCACATCACGCCAAAAGGCCATGACTTTATCGCAAACATCGGGGGAAAAGAAAGCTGGGCAAAAACAAACGCTGTTTTAAAATCCTTGAAGTCAATATCTCTATCGGTAATTGAAACGGTGGCAAAGGGTATCACTTCGGCCATAGTAGATCAATACATTGCAGGCTTTCAGGCATAATACTGTACCCGCCGTCATTATTGGCGGTTACAGAAATGGGAGCGCTCTTGAATGCTCCTTGCTTTAGCGTTTCATAATTGCTGCATTTAATAGCCTCCGCCAAACAGCCTGGAACAAGCGTAGCGCATTCCGCCGAAATGCCAGACGCTTCTAATACGTTGAGACACGCGTTTACAGCTTTAAGGACGTTGGGATTTTCATACCACAATTGATTATACACCATCGTTTCCTCCTTTAATCATTCGCAGCAATTCTACCTGTTCCTCTTGCGGCAAAAGCAGTACGGCATGCATCAGTTTGTTGCGAATTTCTTCAAGCTGTTCTGTTGCCATTATATCACAGTTTGCCGGTAAATCCAACATCTATGTATCCTCCGTTCATCATTTGCGAATAGAACGTCTGTTCGATTATTATAGCACACCACCATGATTTTGCAACCGAAAGATATGGGGGCATGACGGTTGCCCGCGCATATTGAATATTTACATATACGCATATAAAAGAATGAAAGGAGCTTTACTATGGTTTGCCCTAATTGCGGAAGCGAAAATGTAACAATCTCTATGGAGCAAGTGTCAAGTAAAACCAAAAAGCACGGGAACGGCATCGGAGGCCATATCAACAATGCTGCTCGCGGCTTGATGGCGGTATCAACCCTTGGCATGTCTAATCTCGTGTGGAAGAAAAGCAAAGGTGGCGAAAAGACCGTTGTAAAAAATCAAAAGATTTGCCTTTGCCAGAATTGCGGAAACTCTTGGGAAATAAAGTAAGTGAAAAACCCGGCCCCGCCGCCTCTGCAACAAACGGCGGAGCCGGAAGCAAGCCGGGGGACGTCGGCTTGCCGTAATCAAAGCGTAGCAAAAACAGGGTTGGGTGGGCAAGTCCCAAAGCTTGGTTTTTGGCATTTTCAGCCGTTTAAAAGTTTGTGCCGCCTTTACCCATATTTTGATTTTGGGGGTAAGGAGGCACTTTTTATGACAATTCAGGAAGTTTGTAAGGCGAAACGTAACGCTTTGGGTATGACCATTCAGGACATAGCTGAAGCATCGGGAATTCCGCCGTCTACCGTCAACAATTTCTTTACCCATGCTTCCAAGGCCCCCTATATCTCCACGGTTGGGCCAATATGCGCCGTCCTTGGCGTGTCGCTGGATGAATTTTACGGCATCGGAGATCATCTGACGGCCAGTGAGGAAACGTTGCAAGCGGAAAAGGACGGACTAGAACACCGCCTTGAGAATAAGCGGCAGACCATCGGCCTGATGGACACAGAACTGTGCAATCTTTGGCACTCCGTGAAGCTATACAGGTGGATCATACTCGGTTTGTCACTATTGATCATCGGGCTTTTTGCCTGGTGCGTTTGGGTTGACATCCATTGTGCTAACTATGGATTTTGGAGGGGATAACATGTGCCAAAAAATAGTGGTCACTCTACCAAAGAATCTACGCATCCGTGTAGCACTGTACATCAGGGTATCGACCGAAGAACAGGCGAAGCACGGACTGTCACTGGCAGACCAGCGGGAGGCCCTGACGGCCTATGCCGCAGCACACAACATGGAGGTGGTGGGCATTTACGAGGACGCCGGAATTAGCGCCAGAAAGCCGTATAAAAAGCGTCCGGCCTTGATGCGCCTACTCGATGATTGCAACGCTGGGAAAGTCGACACCATCCTTTTTGTCAAGCTGGATAGGTGGTTTCGGAATGTGGCAGGGTACTACGCCGTGCAAGAGGTTCTCGACAAAAATCATGTGGCTTGGCAGGCCATCAGAGAGGACTACGAAACTCGGACTGCATCAGGGCGATTGAAGGTCAATATTATGTTGTCGGTAGCGCAGGACGAAGCTGACCGCACATCGGAGCGCATTAAGGCCATCAACGAGGGCAAGAGGGCAAAGGGTCAGCCCACCAACGGGAAAACTCCCATCGGCATCTGCGTGAAGAATCGGCACTACGCCATTGATAAAGAAACCGCAGATGCGGCGCGAGATATGTTCCCAGCCTTTATACGGCTGCAAAGCATCCTTGCATTAAGGCGGTATATGGCAACGGAGTGGGGAATCAAACGCTCGTACAACAAATACAAGGATGCTTTGGGAAACCGGTTGTACTTGGGTGAGGCGTTCGGCGTGGAAAACGCATTGCCAGCACTCATCGATCAAGAAACCTTTGACCTTGCCGGAAAAATCCTTGAACGGCGAAGCCAGCGGAACGCCAGTGCGGATCGAATATATTTGTTTACCGGGATTCTCCGCTGCCGGGAGTGCGGGAGAAACATGCAGCCGGAAACTGTAAAACAGGTGTACAAGTACTACCGATGCAGAACGCACACACTCGACCCAGCCGACTGTCCGCACATTCTCAGGATCCGGGAAGATGTGCTGGAGGATTACCTTCTGCGGGAATTTGAGGGGATCGCAAAAAAGTATTACTCCAAATCAAAAACCGCAGAAAAAAAGCCGCCCAAAACGGCGGAGCAAATCAAGCGGAAAATGCAAAAACTGAAAGACCTGTATTTGTCGGATTTGATTGAAATCGAAGAATACAAAAAAGACTATACGGAATTGAAACAGCAGCTCGCGGCAATAAACCCAGAGCCTATAAAAGAATTTGACCTTGAAACATTACGGCGAGAGTTGAAGGAATATCCTGATTTAGACCGGCAGGCAAAAAAGGAATTCTGGGTACGCACAATCCAGCGCATCGACGCAGACAATGATGGTGCGTTTTTTATAACGCCAAGTTAGTCTTATTTTCATGTCGCAACGCCTACGTTAAAATATAACTAACCCCCCGGCATTTGCCGAGGGGGTTAAGTTTAGTTTTCCAATTTCCGCATGACGCTATTATAAACCCGCTCGTTGACCACTTTCAAGCTGTCCATCAGCTCGTCCATGACCTCCCACGCACGGGCTGTGTCAACGTTAGACACCGCCCGGAGGAAATCGCTGTCAGGCGCGGGAGCCGCAGAATACGCCTCAGCCATACGGCTTTCCCTCACCGGCTCTCGGTTCTGGTTTTGGATGGTATACAGTGCCGCCAGTCTTTCATAGTTCGCCCAGCTGGACTCTTCTGTTTCTAACCGCTTGATCCATAGCGCCAATTCTCGCTCGTCAATCATTGGGGCCTACCCCCTTAGTCCTCCATCATGTCCATTGCACGGCGCAGGGCGTCCTTGATGCGGTCATCGTCGGTCTCGCGCATCATATCGTTGATCTGATCGCGCAGATGCTCAGTTGCGTCCGTGCGGCTGTAATGACCACGGACATAATGTCTCCGGGCATAGGAGCTGCCACGGCTGTAGCCACGCAGATCATCGTCCAGATAGCGCCCGGAATATCCACGCTCGTCCATCGCCTCGATCTTGTCGATATTTTTGATGGTGTCCGTCAGCTTGTGGGCAATGTCCAGATCCCCGGCACCCAGCTCGCCCTTGCGGATCAGCTCGTCAAGCTCTTTGCAAAGCATATCCCGCAGTTCATACATAGATTTCATTCCCATTGTGTTCTCCTTTCTCAGCAAACTCTGGTAATGATAAGGTTCGCGTTGCTCACGTCAATAGACTCGTCGCTAACGTTGCGGATGGACAGCGACGCGCAGCAGCCCTTTGTAACGTCAACGTACTCGGACGCCGCCACGTTGAAAAATGCCCCCGCAACCGTGGGCGTCACCGTCGCAACGGAGGACGGGAGCGGCTCACCGTCAACCGCAATGGCAACGGAGATGGGGCCGGGGGTCCCGCCGGTGCTTACGGCAATATTGCCGATAAAGTCCACCTTATAGCGGACGCGGCACTGGGAGCAGTTACCACGGAGGTTAAACAGGCCGGAGCCTGCGCGGTGCGTCACAAGGCCCTTAGTGCAGGGGATCGGTGCTTCCGTAAAAAGCACGTTCTGGTTTGCCGCTACGGTCTGTGCGGCAATGGCAGTGTATTCAGGCATAGAAATCTCCTTTCATAAAATCAGCGGCAGGGCTACTGCCCCGCCGCTTTGTCATCAGTATCGGCATGGGGCCGACCATTTCCCCGACATGGAGGAAAAGCTACGTTATGCAGTTGTCAGCAACCGCATCCGGCAAACTGGTTGCAGCAATAGGGGTTCTGCACCGTGTAGGCCGGAATGGGAGAAGGCCGGAGCTGAGAAACCAGATAGCTGTTCTGTGCCGCCTGAGATGCGGCCAGCTTCAAGCCCTGGTTCTCGCTCTGGAGATCCTGCAGCTTGCTCTGGGTCAGGAAATCCAAAATGGCGCGGCTGTTGCTGTTGGCATTGTCGATAATGTCCCGGGTGGCGTTCTGCACCGTGTTCCGGGTATCGCACGCCTGCGCGGCCATGTCATAGCGCACGCCCTCGATGCTGCGCTGGGTGTTGCAGCAGCACTCAGCGGCCTGCATCTGCATGGCAGTCAACTGCTGCATGAGAGCCGCCTGCTGGTTACTGCGGGAAAGCTCAGCCTGCCCAAAGCCGTTTGCCATCGCCATGTTGGTGCCGTTGATAAGCTGCGCCTGCTGGTAAAATCCGTCGCAAAGCCCCTGATTTACACTGTCGATCTTGCGCTCGACATTGGCAAAATCAGAGGTCAGGACATAACCGTCCATCACGCCGTTGCCGCCGCCACCGAAACCAAAGCCGTTACCCCAGCCACCGAACGCAGCGAAAATGAGGAACAGCACGATCCACCATGCGCCATCGCCGCCCCAGCCGAAGCCGTTACCGTTTCCGGTGTTGGCAGGAGCCACAGGCATAGTCAGCATGGTGCCGTCAGAGGAAAGAGACATAGTATCACTCCTTTTGAAAAAATATTTATATCAAACCGTGGCCACGATTTTGATTACTTGAAAAGCCCCTGAAATTGGTTTGCCATTGACTGTATCTTGTTCAACTGATCTTGTGAGATTTTGCCGCTTTGCAGCATCTTCTCCACTTCCGCTTTTGGGTCGCCTTTAAAACTTGCCTTGAACTGCTTGAACTGCTGTAAAAGCTGAGGAAAGCCGCTCATCGACCCCGGCATCTGTCCGCCACCTAACGCATTGAAAAACGGATTGTTACTCATCGTCCTCTTCCTCCTCTACCTTGCGCTTCTTCTTGCCCTTCAATTCGCCCACAAGCGCCGCTAGTGCGTCGAATTCTTTTCTGGTGACAAACTCCACGCCCTTTTCCTGCGTGGCTGTACGGGGCGTTTCTGTGCGTTCTACGAGGTCATAAATCGTGAGGGACGGTTTACCGCTGGCATCCGCCTTCTTGAGGTACACCGTAGGCGCGGAGCTGTCCCACAAAGCCACGGCGGCATTGGGCGCAATCATCCAGTTCCGGGCCTCCTGTTCGCCGCTGACCCACTGCACACCGCTCTGCGCCACCGGATTCTGAGGAGGCTGTGGTGCCATCATTGGAGGCATCTGCTGTTGACGGAGTTGTGCCAGATTATCCGGCATGGGCTGTGCATAATAAGGGTTTTGCCATCCGTAAGGTGTGTAAGCCATTTTAGTCATCCTCCTTGACCCAGTAATACAAGATGTTCTCGTTGCTGCTGTCCCAGCTGTCCCAGATCATGCCGTCGCAGACGCAGACCACATGGCCGGACAGAGCCAGAATATAGGTGCCTTTTGGGTGATCCTCCGCAAATTGGCCCACCGTGTAGCAGTCTGGGCAGGTGTCCGGCACGATGTACCGCCGATATCCGATGCTGCGGAGATACCGCCCCCAACAGGCGTTTGCCGACGGCATATCCCCGTCCAGATACCCTTGGATACAGAGCCGCAAATAAATTTCGCCCCAATCCATCCCGGTAGCCTTGACGATTGCCCGCACGGTGCAGTCCCCTACATTTTTCCCGCAGGGGTTGGGGTTGAAATGGTTATACATACTCCCTCCGGTCATCGTAGATCAGCTCAATCATGCGCACACAGCGTTCCAGCTCCGCTGGATCGGTCTGCGCAACAATATCTCGCGCCAACTCCACCGGATACCCGCAGGCCAAAAGCCGCTCGTACATTGTGTGCGCCTCCTTTACACTTCTATGATACAAAAAATCCGGACAGCCAAACTGCCCGGAAACTGCCTGTATTCTGCCCTCAAACTGCCCAAAGAAAAGCCGTGTCCGAATCGGACACGGCTTTTCTCTATCCCTGCATATCATCCGCAATTTTTGCGTAGGCCCTTCGTCTGATCTTGGCCAACCCATCTACGCTGACGTGGAGCAGCGCCGCCGCTTGCAGGCAGCTCTGGCCGTGGACGTCCACCGCCAGCACCGCCGCTTCCTCGTCAGGCGGCAAGCCTACCAGCCGGACGGCCTGCGCCGCCCGGGCCGGGGCCATGGATGACAACAGCGCCCGGATCTCTCGGTTTGTTTTTTCCATAGGTTCCCCAGACTTGCAGAGCGCTAAAAAGCGTGGATGTTGCCATCTTCTGGCCCTCCTTTCAGATTTTAGCCTGTCCAGTCGGCTTTTGCTTCCCTCACATCAATGTGCGTGAAGCCTTTCTTGGCGTAGATGCCGACGCCGCCCCAGTCTGGCATGATCGACCGGGCGAAGGCCGCCACCGTCTCCGGCTTCTGGCCGCTGACGGAGATATCCGCCGCCATGCCATAGCAGTGCTGGCTATGGGCCACGCCGCCAACCTTGGCATTGTACTGCGGCGTGCGATAGGCGCTTTGGATCACCACCGGAGCGCCGAAGTGGGCGCGGATGGTCTCCAGCACCATCACCAGCCGGGGAGCCACCAAAACAGCGTCACTGCCGTCTCCACACGCAAACTCCCGCTCCTTGAAATGGGCGGATAGCTGCTTGCCCCCGGAGGCGGCTTTGCTGTAAGCGTGGATCTCAACCATGGTTATCCCCCCAGATCTGATACAGCGCCCGGACCATGTCGGCTCGGGTCACCGTCTCACCGGCGTTGGCGTCCGTCAGCAGGCGGTGAGACTTGCCCCATACGAGGGCTTGATCTTCCGGTTTTGCCGACCGCTCCCAGAACAACAGCAGCGTGGGCACCTTCCGGCTGCTAACCACCTTCCCGCCGGGGAAAATGCCCTGCGTGGAGCCGCCGCCGTCCAGCATGAGGGCGTCCATCACGCCCAGCCCCAGCAGCTTGTTCTGGAGCTGTTCACGGGTCAGGCTTGTCTTGTCGCACCACAGACAGACTTTGCCGTTAGCCAGCCAGCCCACCGCCGTCCGGGCGGCAGGCCGGGCCACGTCCGGCGTCAGCTCCCGGTACAACTTGGAGCCGCCCTTGAGGATCGAGACGCCGGAGAGGAAGGATCCTCCCCGGTCCGTCAGCATCTTTGGCAATCCGTCAGTGCCGATGGACACGCCCCAGTCTTGGTATTTGTCCCGGCTGATGACCTTGCCGTCAATCACCGTCCAGCCCACCGGCTGGAACTTGCCGTTAAACAGGTATCCGTTGATGATGTGGGTGCAGCCGGTCTTTGCCTTGATTTGCGCCGGGGTCAGCTTGCCGGTGTTGTGGTAGATCTGCGCTCTTGCGCAATCAAACGTATCAACCATGGCGCACGCGGGAAGCCTTGATGAAGTAGCCGTCCTCGTCATAAGTCACCTCATAGGTGGCTCCGACGATCCGCTGGATCTGGACGGTGCCCGCCAGATCCTCCCGGCGACGGGTATCCAGCGTCTGAGGAAGCGCCTCCGGCTCCTTCTCAGCGGGGACGAAGCCCTCCGCCATCTCGGCATCCGTCCAGCCCGCTACCTTACCGTCCGGATTCAGGTGGAAGTTTGCCCCCGCCGCTTTCAGTTCGGCGTTGATAGCTTCCACGGGCGCGCCCTGCTTCTTGCCCTCGTTGATGATATTCTCGTAGATCTTTTCCATGGTATGTACCCCTTTCAAATTTTCGGTTGATTTTCAACCGGTTTCAACTGTTTTTGTCCTCGTTGACTCTCTGGGTGCCAAAGTAGAAGCCGATGACCACCGTGAAGATGGTCAGGAACTCGCTGCCGCTGATGGTCTCCCGCAGCGCCAGCACCGAAAATACCCCCGTCAGGGTGATGGTCACCAGCGACTTCACCGCCAGCAGATTGCCCAGCCGTTTCTTGATGTTCTCCATGTTTTTCTCCTTTCACTCTTTTCGGATCGGCAGCTCGCCGACCTCGGACATAATGATTTTCAGGTGTCCGTTGCCGCCAAGGGATTTGTACGCCTGGTGCATCTCGTCAAGCGTTTCCCTGTCCGACAGGCTTACGCTGCCGTCAGAGATGTACTTCTGGCCCAGATAGAGCACCCGGTCGATCAGCAGCACTTTCAGCGCGTCCACGATGGCGTCCCGCTTGTCATCTTTGGCCCACTTCCGCTGGAGCAGGGCCAAAACAATGGCCGTGACCCCGGAGCCGGTGGCGGCAGTTAATACAATTTGTAAAATTTCCATTTCACACCCCCTTAAAAAGTTGCAGTTTTTAGGGTAGTTCCGACTTGCTTTCGTGCAGTTAAAATTCCGGCCATTGTCTCTCGCACAAAGGGCAAACCCACCGCCCCTCCGGCACAATGGCTCCGCATATCACGCAATAGTCCATGGTCAGTCGGTGGTCTTGGTGTATTTAAGCGTCGCATCAACACCATTTGTGTATTCTTTGATTCGAGCTAAGGCGTTAGAGCCAAGCTCAAATTTTATAACAGACGAATTTAACATATACTGAGCCGACCATGCAGTTGAATCAAAGTACGACCACGGGAGTATCCTGATCCAATCAGCTCTGCAATACACGCGTGCATCTACTAGGCGGTCCAGATGATCGATTCCATGGCTATACGATGGAAGCTGATTTTCAAAAGCGGATACTGGAATATTAAAGGTCTTTGTGTACACCGGCTTTCCGAGATACCGCTCCGTGGTGCGGTACTCAGTGCCAAGCGTCATGGGCGGGTTGATCCATTCGACGGGCTGCCAATTCCCGTTATCCTTCAGCATTCGCCACAATCCGTTGGTAGTGCCTCTCGGGTCGGGCGAAAGGCCGATCAGTGATGCGCTCGTCCCCAATATTTTTGATAGAACGGCAACGATATTCCCGGCCCCAGAATATTGGCCCGTTGAAACTGGGCCACGTGTATAAATAAGTTGCGATGTTCCGTCGGGCATATCGGCAAGCAACATATCAAGCTTGCCACAGTATGTTTCATAGGTGTCTTCGGCATCAGATGCGAGCACATCTTTCATCGCTTCACCCCACCCAAACCCGCCGGGGGCGGAGTTGATATTTTTCCGCGCCTGCGCCTTCTGCGCATCGCTGAGCGTCTGCGGCGTGTAGAGCACCGCACCCTGTACGGTGTCCGCGCCGATGTTCGTCCGCGCCTGCGCCTTCTGCTCGTCTGTGAGGTTCTGGGGCGCATCGTAGCGGACGAAGTTGCTGGAACCGCCCACGGGGCCTTCCGGGCCTTGCTTGCCCTCCGGCCCCTGCTTTCCCTCAGGGCCTTGGATGCCCTGCTTGCCCTGCGGGCCTTGCAGGTTGCCGTTGGCCACCCACTTGCCGTGGACAGAATCCCAGATGTAGATGTTGTACGGAGGCGCGGTGCCCACGCCGTACACGTCACCGGCCTTGGGATTAGGGACGGCTGCCTTGAGGTCGGCCAGCGTGTCAAAGTAGCCCAGAATGGCGAAGCTGGCCCCGGCCTCGCCGGGATCGCCCTGGTCGCCCTTTTTGCCGGGAGGGCCAATGGGGCCTTTAATGGACGTCAGCGTCGTCAGCTTGAAGGCGTACACCCAGTTGGCCGTGCCCTTGAGGTACACCTTGCCGTAGTCCGCGGAGGCCGTGATGTCCGGCAGGATCAGGACGAACTGGCCGCGCTGGACGTCCGTACCGGTGAAGTCCTGGTTCATTTCGGTCACGCTCTTGTACTCCTTTGTAATGCCGATAGGCACACCGGCGGACGCCAGCCGCGCGTCGATTTCCTCGCCGGAGTAGGCGGATGTGTAGTAGTCTTGCAGTTTGGCAAAAATTTCCTCCAAAGCTGCGACTCTCTGTTCAATCGTCATGTTTCACACCTCACACGATGAAAAGTTTGTTCAGGCGGTCGAAAAATAAGCCGCCGCCACGCTGGACCAACGGCCCTGCTTTTGCTTGCCCAAATTTGCGGTAGTACAAGATAACACAGCCGTCCGCGCTTGGGCCGCCCGGCCCGCCTAAACCGCCGGATCCGGGTGTGCCGGGGGTAATGGTGCCGTTTCCGTTCTTCACGGCAATGCCGCCGGAGCCGGCGCCGCCGCCTCCGTAGCCGCCACGTCCGCCCCTGCCGTACCGCCTCGGCTTGGAGGGGGTGAGCGTGGCCGTCATGCCGTCCGCACCGGAGCCGCCGGTCACATTAACGGTTGTATCGCTCGGCAGGCCGCGTCCGGAGGATCCGGCTTTGCCGTTGGCTCCCGCCGCCGGTCCGCCGCCCAGACCGGAGCTGTACCAGCCGAAACTGCGCGGGGTGCTTGTTGATGCGATTCTGGTCATGCTGACTTTCCCATCGCTGCCAGCCACAGGGCCGGGGGTGAATGCGTTCCCGTCCTCGTCATAAGCAATCGTGCCATTGACGTATTGCTGGACGCTATCATCTGTGTACTCACTCACAGCCGGATCGCGGCCAGCGCCGTTTCCGCCAGGGAGGCCGTCCTCGCCGACGCCGCCGAACTGCTCGCCGGTGATGGGATCCGTGAAGCCAAAATCGGGAGCAGACGCGCCCGCCGTAGTCATGCCGTAAAACACCGTATCCGTGCCGTTTGTCCCGGGAAGATCGTCCGTGCTGAATTCAGCGCCCTTTCCGCTTTTCCCGCAATCATAGGCAAGGCTTTTCAGCTGGGACACGTCGAGATCGCCCTCTACGATTCTGCCGCCCTTGCCGCCCTTGCCGCCGGGACCGCCCTTGCCACCCAGCGCCAACGCGTAGCCGTCTACCCGATCCTCAAAAACCGGGTCCGTCCACGAGAACTTAGGCCCCGATTGGGTATCTTCGCCCTTTTCGCCGCAGCGCCCGCCCTGCCCGGCGGAGATCATCACATAGTGGATCGTTGTGGTGCCTTCCGGGATATCGAACTCGCCGGATCCGGTGAGGACTACCCGCTCGTCCAGATACTCCGCAGATTCCGGCTGCGCCGGGGTGAAGCCCACCAATGCTTCCATGCTGCTTTTAAGCGTCGCGCTCATGGTGGTGTCCAAAGACTGGATACACGCAGAAACCATTTTCTTGTCATACGGATGATATACGCTTACAACGTGGCCCGGTTTCTCGTGCCCGCTTACAATGTCATTGGTGATAGTTTCGCGGCATCGGTAATAGTCCGCAAGACGCTTCGCCACGGCGTAGGAATTCACCAGAGATACCAGCGTGGCGTCTGTAACTGATTTGATGTTTTCCACAGCACCAGCCGTCACAGGCTGCGTGATTAAGCGGGTGTTGTGAATATACGCCTTGCCAGTCAGTGCGCCAGCGCCAGCGGAGATCTTGGCGTAGTTCGCGCCGCTTTCCAAGATTGTGAAGCCAGTCGCAGAGAGGGAGTGCATCGGCTCGGAGAATGTGATGATATCGCCATTCTGCGCCGTGCCGGAGAATAGCTCCTTTACTTCCGTTCCCGCAACGTATTGATGCTCCGTCACCGTCACAGCAGAGATGGGGTCGCTATACCCAACCTTTCCACCGCTCAAATACATTCTGTTGCCTTGAATCACAGACGCCGTTCCGTCCCACAGGGAATCAATGTGCAAAACGCCGTTTAGGTCGGTTGTCAAATATGCGCCAATTGCAAAAAGCACTTGCGCCAGGTTGTCCCTTGCGCTTTTGCCTTGCCCGTTTGTTTTCGGCTGGCAATACGGGAGCCAGCCGTATAGTTTAACGTTTGCAAAAACGCTCTTGACCACAACCGGAACCGCACCGCAAATATCGGAAATTACCTCAGAAACGGTTTGTCCTGTATAAATGCCGCCTTTATGCGGGATCGTTGCCAATAAACCGACCGCAGACCACGCTACAATTTTATATGCGGTTGCGCCTGTTCGCTCAATCGACCGTAAATAGTAAGTCTGCATTGATGCGTTAGAATCGTTTTCCCAGAAACGAATAGCGTCATTCTTCTGAAATGACATAATCGAAGGATCGTCGCATCGCACAACAACTGTCAGTGTATCGGCAGAAATACTTTCACAGCTTAATGACTGCTCTCGTGTGGGCGCAGCTTTTTCTGTTCGGGAAGAATCAAACATCCAATTTTTGTAGGTGATCTTCATATCATTTCTCCGTAAACGCAAGCACCATGCCCGTCCAATATTCTGCAGCGTTCGTTCCGGTTCCTCTGTCAACGCCCTCTGGAGGATCGCACGTCATGTTTGCCGTGCGATATCCTCCGCTTTGAGTGTCGAAAAAATATACGCTCAGATTTCCACTGTACAGTTGCTCGAGTAACGTGTTCAGCTGTGTTTCCGTTAGAGGCATACACGTACAGGTAATAACTGCCTTGATTGCAAGCACGTCCTCCGTGAAGCTGCCGTCCAGCATGTATCCCTCGTTTGGCCCCTTAATTTTCTTGTGTCCCACCTTGTAGCCGACCGGCGTAAAGTAGGATGTAAAATCAATACCGTTGATCTTGATCGTTTTACTCATGCGCCGCTCCTTAATGTCTCCGCTGCGTTGTACGGCACCATTTTTCGCGCCAATACTGCGCCGTCAAGTTCGGTTGTCAAATTGATTACAATACTTCCCACACCGCCGGTCGCCAATGCACCAACACCGGATGCAATAGAGTTGCCGATCGCCGCGACGCCGGAGGCTCCAAAATCGACTGATGCCGTTCCAAAGTCCATGCCAGATGCAATGCTACGCTTGATATTGCCGTATTCGTTATCCCAGCCCTCACCCAAGCCAAGCGCCATGTTCTCACCGATCCCGGCGAAGACGCGGGACGGGGAGTGAATCCCAAGAACGCCCTTTACTCCATCCACAATACCGTCGAAGAAACCCTTTACCATGCCTGTTAGCCAATCGCCCATTCTCTTGATACCTTCCCAAATTCCTTTGACAAGGGCTATTCCGATTTCGATGGCGGCTTCGCCGATATAGCCTATGGACTGGATAAACGCGGATGCAAGGTTTTTGATAATCTCGGGGGCTGCATCCAAAAGCTTTGGCAGATTATCACTTAGGCCCTCTGCAAGCGCAACAATAAACATCGCGCTTGCTTCAATAAGGGCAGCAAGCGTATCTGGCTGAGTCAATATTTCTGCAATCTGTACCACGCAATCAACCAACTGCGGTGCGATTTCCGGCATGGCCGAAGCAATACCTTGCACCAAAGCAATCAGCATTTGCACGCCTGCGTCTAACAATTGCGGTATAACAGACAAAATTGCTCCCGTAATTTCAGGGGCCATATCCGCAAGTGCCGTAACAATTCCGGGAGCTGCGTCTACAACTCCCTGCACTAAAGCAGTGGCAGCACTCACAAGCGACGGCAAAACAGAGCTAACAAGCGACGGTAATTGCTCGGAAATAACCGGAGCAAGCCGTGTAATTAAATCTCCAAACCCGGTAAAAATCTTTTCAATACGCGGGATAATGTTTTCTGCTGCCTTACTGACAGAATAGGTGAAGTTTTCAATCAGCTGGTCAAGGTCTGCGTTATCGTCTGCAATACCGGTTACAAGGTTTGACCAGGCGGATTTCATCATGTTAACGCTGCCTTCGATAGTGCTTGCCGCTTCCTCCGCCGTTGTCCCGGTAATTCCCATCTGGTCTTGGATCACATGGATTGCTTCGATCATTTTGTCAAACGAAACACTATTGACTGTGTCCGCTGTGACTTCAACGGTGTCTCCCAACACCCCAGAATCGTTAATGAGCCGCGCCATTTCTGTCGCCGTGCCACCATAACCGAGTTTGAGGTTATCAAGCATGGTATAGTTTTGCTTTGCGAAGCCTTGATAGGCGTTCTGGATCATCTCCATGCTTGTGCCCATCTTGTTCGCGTTATCCGCCATATCAATGACGGCCTGGTTCGCAACCTCCGCCGCCTTTTCTGTATCGCCGCCGAGGCCCTGCAACAGCGAGGCAGAAAATGACGTAACCGTGTCCATATACTCATTAGCGGAAAGCCCTGCGGTTTCATACGCGCGGTTTGCGTATTCTATGAATTGATCGGCAGAGCTTTTGAACAGTGTCTCTACGCCTCCGACAAGCTGCTCGTATTCTGCGTATCCGTCAATGGATTTTTTTGTCAATATGGAGATGCCGGTTGCAGCTGCCGTTAAAGCAGCTGCACCAGTCTTCGCCGCCGTTGCAAGCCCGCCTTTCAGTTTGCTTGCCAACGCATCCGCTTTTTGTCCTGTCTCGGAAAACCCACTGTCCACGCCGCTGTCGTCCACAGTGACCTTGATAAACAGGTCCATTAAATTCATGCTTTCACCACCAATCCGCACCGCGCGACCACATCGGCGGTGATCTCTTCACATGTCCTGTTGTCCTGCTTCTTCGGCTCAATAATGTCCGCGTATCGCGCCTTGATGTAGTTCCCGCCCGCGTATCGTGCCGTGTTTTCGGCCACAATTCGCAGCGCGTCGGTCACATAGATGCGGTATGCCTCGGTTTTTGCTCTCTCTTTGGCCCGCGCCACACAGTACCACAGGAAAGGCTTTACTTGTTTTCGCCCTCGGTATTCTCCTGCGCAGAGCCAGAGGATCTCCCGCTCTGCGCTGAGATAAAAAGTTCTCCAAACGCCTCATCCGTCAGAAGTTCTGTTGCGTCCCGCATCAGTTTTGCGAGATTCAGCGTCCCCTTGTAGGCTTCTGCACTCACGCCTTCGATAGCAGAAAGGATATCGATGATATCCCCCTTATGCTGCTTGAGCAGTGCAGGGAGCGCTTTACGCGCCCGCTGCATTGCAAACTCCTTCGCCGTCATTCCCTCTGGGATCTTTTCACGCCGAAACATGGCGGAAGCCTTCTCGTCCTCTGCGATGTTGGCAATGGGGTCAATGATATCTGCGATAACATCAAACACCCGCTCGCCATGAATGTCGGAAAGTTTCATATTAGCCCTCCGCCGTACCGGCCTTAATGTAGATCTCAAAGGGGACCGTGTCCTGTGTCGCCATGGAGTAGTGGGCGGTATACTCAAATGCAAACTGCCCCTTTGCCTTGTCGCTGGTCTGCAGCTGGAAGCCGCCGGTGGACAGTGCATTCATCAGGTGGATGGCGATGAAGCCGCCATTTTTATCGCCGTTCTTGTCGGAATAGTCGCCCACCAGCCAGATGTCGGCAAAGTCGGCGTCCGACAGATCGTTTCGAGGTGTGACCTTCCCGTCGCTGGTACTCACATCGGCAGCACCGCAAAGGCTCTTTGCGATCTTGGTGTCTGCGTTGATGAACGTACCCGCCATCTTCGCCTCCCAGGAATCCAGCCGTTTCAGCTCCTTCATGTTTTTCGGGCAGTTGTCAATGTCCTCGCCAAAGTCCGAATAGGTCGGCGTTGCGGTAAAATTCACGCCGCCGGTAGTCGCGCCGATCTGTCCCGCCTCTCCGATGGTTCCGGTGGCCGGGGTAAAATCGGTGGTCAGAATACCGGCGTTGATCTGTAATTTCTGAAATGCGTCGGAGGGAATTTTTGTAAATCTCATAGTTTCGTCCTTTCATCAGTTTTGCGACAGATATTCCACCGTGATGTTGAGATACCGCCGCTTGATGTTCTTATCGCTCTCGTCCGCGATGTTCTGGCACCACGGGGACCCGCGCTTGATCCACATCGCCCCTCCGTCATAGGGCACGAACGCGCCGCCCATGCCGATGGCGTCAGAGATTTCCTGTGCCTTGGCGTTGGGGATTGCCTCGCTTTCCGTGTAATACCAAAGGTTTACCGTCAGAGCGATTCCCCCGCTCTCCCATGACCCGGTAATCAGTTCATAGGTCAGCCACGGGAACGTCGCGTCCTCCGGCACATTAGATGTTGGGAATGCCGGAAGAAATTGAGAAAACCACGCATGGAGCGCCTTGTCCTTTGTCATTTCGGCAGCTCCTTTCGCTCCGCAGTGAAGAATTTCAGTGCCTTAATGATTGCACCTGCAGACCTCGGCGCGGCCTTTTCCTCCGGGTTTGAGGTCACGCGGTAGGTGTTGCCGGTGGACGTGTCGCGAAAATAGTCGTTATACTCGATGGGAACGGTCTTGTTGACCAGTGCGGAATACACCGAGGTCACACCCTCCTTTTCCGCCCTGCGGGCCTCCATCGAGGTGTCAAGCGCTTGATAGTTGAGGAATTCCGCGCCCTCGGCCCACGCAACGATGTAGCCGCCTGCGCCGTCCGGAGTTCGCGTCTTTTCCATCAGCACGCATTTGCTCGCGAAATCGTCAAGTAAACTCACGGTTCCACCCCCTTGAGCTTCCGCCAATCATTCAATTGGCCTTTAAAAGCCCCCTGCCAGCCGTTTAACGCGTTGCCGTCGCTTCCCGCGCTGCGTTTGGTGTAAGAATAGCCCCCGAAGCTCTCGCTTTGATACGGGCTTGCAACGGCATCCCCGTTCTTTTCTTCCCACGCGGCGATATCTTCGGCAAGGGAAACAACAGCCTTTGGCACCGCCAGCACCCACACCGTCCCGGTAAAGGTTTCATCCGTCAGGTCATCCGCCGGATACTGGTGCAGGCCATCGTTGAACACGGAACCGCAGATTCGGAAATATTGATTGGTTTGGAGAAAGGGCAGCGTAATGCTGCCATTCTCCACGGTGAACGTGCCCTCGTGAATGTCCACAAGGAACCAGTTGTTCAAGTGCCGTAAGACCTGTTCAAGCATCACGCTGCCCCCCTATTTAGCCCGCACCGGCCACCGAAACGGTAGCCACGGCAATGCCGTCCAGATACTCAGCCCACAGCTTCATGCCCATGATGGCGTACATATCGCCGGTGGCGCGGCTGTAATCGCCGTCCACGTGGACGCCGATCAGATTGGTCTCGCCCTTCACGGTGTAGTTCAGGCCCAGCTTGGCAAAGTCGCTGTCGCTGGGGTCCACATAGTACAGGTCGATGTTTTCCACGGGCAGAGCAATCACCTTCTTGGAGGCAATGTACTTCTCAGGCAGCAGGAACAGAGTGCGGTAGCCCATGAAGTTCTCCACGTAGTTGATGCCGAACATGGTCTGCACGGTGATCTCCTTGTCGCCCAGGTAATCGTAAGCGTCGATGATGTTGGCAAAGCCCACAACCTCGGTCACGTCCTTGTCCAGACCGGCAAACTTGTCCAGCACCTTGCCCTTAGCCATGGCCAGAGCGCGCTGCCACGTCTTCTCGGTCACCTTCAAAGTGCCGGTACCGAGGAAGGTGTAGAAGTCGGTCAGGACCTTGTTCTGCAGGGCCACGAGGAAAGCCTCGTCAGTCTTCTCCACGGCAACATCAGCGCCGTACTTTGCCACGCTCTCGATGGTCACGCTCTTGGCATACTTGTCAATGTCGATATCGCCATAGGCAACAGGCTCCACCTTCATCTTGGTGAAGGGGATCTCGTCACCCTCAGCCACAGTGCCGCCCTTGAGACCGCCGTCCACGCTGGCCTTGTAGGAAACCAGCTTCGTGCCGGGGGCCTTGCGGATGGGACGCATGATGCCCATGATGTTCCGCAATGCGTCCCAGTTATCGGCGAAGCGGGACACGAAATCCACCTCACGGGCGGAAGTGGTAAACTGTGCAGAAGTTGTTACGTTAGTTTTCGCAGCCATAAATAGCTCCTTTCAAAAAATCAGTTGTTTTCGCTTGCCATCAGATCGGCAAGTGCTTTCTGGCGCTCCGCCGTAGACATTACATAGCGGCCCTTATCGTCCTTCTTGTAAATGTCCTCGCGGGTCTTTGCGCCGCCGGTGTTTGCCGGGGGATTGGCGGGATTCGCGCCCTTTGTCTGCGTGGTGGAGACCAGCCCCTTGTAGGTGCCGTCTACGAGCGCATCAAGGGCCTTGGTGTCCTTGATCTTCTCGCCGTCCAGCTCCAATGCGGCCATTTCCTCGCCGCAGCCACGCATGGCAAGGTCCAAATTCGCGCCGGTAATGTTTTTGCTCTCAAAGTAAGCGCGCACGGCCTTTTCCTTTGCCGCCTTGCTTTCCTTTGCCGTGACGTCGGATTTGTAAGTTTCAAAGGCCGAGTGTTCCTTCTCGTACTTTTCCTTATAGCCGCCGTCACCCGCTGCCTTGAGGTCGTCCAATTCCTTCTGGACGCTGGGCAGCTTTTCCGCGTCCGCCTTGTACTTCGTGAGATCGTCCTTGAGGGGGTCAACCACGCCCAGATGCAGCGCAACCAAGCGATTTTCGATCTCTTCGGTGCAAGCTTCACCGAGAATATTTCTAATTTCCGCTCTCGTAAATTTCGCCATGTTTTTCGTTCTCCTTTTCCTTGGCCCCAATTCTTCGGGGGCGAACGTTGTATAAAAACCGCTGTACCTCGCGGGTTTTACCTAAAACAAAAGAGCCAACCACCGAGAAAAACTCGGTAGCTGGCTCCTATTGCCCTTTCCCGCGCCCTATTACGCGGAAGTTGAATATTTGATTGTCTTTTTTACCTCTAATACGATATACCCGTCGCCCTTGCGCCGGATCTCCGCGTCATTGCCGCGCCGTATAATGGCCTCGATGGCCTTGATGGTCTCGTTATCCATTTTTCAGCTCGCTTTCCAGAATGTCCCGATACTGTCCCACATGGTCGGCGGCAGCAGGTTTCAGAAATGGTTTTGCCTTGTTGCCGCGCGTGTAATGCCAGTTGCCTTTCGCATCCTGATACACCCACGGCGTAGGCCGTCCTCCTCCGCCTTCGGCGTAAATGCCCGTGCCAAGTTCAACGTAAGGCGCATACTCAACATTTGTCCCAATATATACCGCAGGTTCATCTTCGTCCACAACATGAGTAATGCTATTCCTAAGATTGCCCGTATCTGGTATTTGCAGTTTTTTCGCATATCCCTCTGCCACCAGCCCGATCTTTTCAAGGCCCCGCAGCAGTGCCGCCTTGATTTCAGCGGAAACCTCCGCACTGTGGTCTTGGATCTCAATGTTCATATTACGCCTGTCTACTCTGTGTCTCCAATATTTTCTTGGCAATTGTTGCCATCATGCGGTCGTTATCACATTCACCGTCAAAGTCATGCATTATGGGATCGTTTTCGTCATATGGCTCATGATGCTTTAAATACTCCAAAAGTTCCTCACATTCTGTATCTGACAAAATGTGTGCCATATTTTTCGCTCCTCTCTAAAAAACTTGCTATTTCCGACACATATTCATTTGGCTTGTTTTCTTCTGCCAACCGCTTTAGTCTCGTCTGCACTTCCAAAAAGTCTTTTAAAAATAGGAACCCATCATAATCTTCCGTGCGTTGCAAGATGTAAATCGCTCCGTCATGCCCCACCACTGACATCATCTGCATATTCAAATTTGCGGCAAATATCTGCAAATCTTTTTCGGAGAATATTAGGCTATCTGGGTGGCTATGGATCGAAATGTACGGCTCATTCGGTGATAGCAGGCAAATATGATTGCGCCCGCCAACCGTGACCTCCGAAATCCTTTGCATTCGCATGTTGAAGACCGCTCCCACTTCTGTCTGAATGTCTTCCTGCTCCATTGCCTCGGTCAATATATCTTGATATGCCTCTTGCAATCGATCCGCCATTTCCTTAGTAAAACCCTGCGGTACTATTTCAGGTACGCTATCTATTGTTGTTTGTGTAATTGGGTCGACTATAACTTTCCAGCTATTATTTTCCCTTATTATACTACTATGCGGCGCAGTTTTAAAGTCTTTCCACTGTGCATAGGTCATATTAGAAACAACCTCTGTTTCGCCCGTAGACGCGTTTCTGGCGCGCCGTTGCGCGGTAGAGGTATCTACCCCGCCCACGTCCGCAATCACCGTACAGCGGCATTTATACACGAGGTAGCCGGGTGCGGAAGTGTCACCGGGGAACATGATCTCGTTACCATCGACCTTAAACGGCTTGTCAATGTCCACCGTCTGACCGTCTAACATTGCGTGGGCGTGTCTCGTTCTGCCGTCCAGCGTCGCAAGCCATTGTTTCTTGAGCTTAATGCCCATCTTCTCCGCCGCCGCGTAGCTGTCCATGCGTCCGGCGTTCTTCGCTCCGGTCACGGCAGTTCTGGCCGTGCGGATGGCGGAATCGCGGCTCATGGTGGTGATCCGCTTTTGCAGGTCATCCGCCATGTGCTTGATGCTCTTACCCTGCAAGATGGAGCTTGTGACACTGGCCGTAATTTGCTTCTTGCCGTATGCGAGATCGATCCCGCGTTTCAGTGCTCTGTCCTTTGGATAGTACGGCATCAACCCCGGCTGCTCCACGATTAGGCGTTTCACCGTCTGCTCGTCCCACAGGTCAAAGCCCACGTCCCCAGCTACACTCTCGATGGTATACGCCGCATAGTTGCGGTTGAGGGAATAGATACCAGGAGTAGCATCATTGGTGTAAGACACCGCCACAGCGTTTGCATCAGTCACGCGGTGCGCCACCTTGTCACGCATGGCTTGATAGCGTTCCCCGCGCCCGATCTGATTTAGCCGCCATTGCTTATAGTCGGCCTCCGTCCATTCCTTACCGTTCTGCACGGTGCCGATCAGCGCCTTCATTTCCTCATCACGCTTGGCAAACTGCTCAAAATATGCGTCGATGGTCACCTGCAGCTCTTTCCCAGCCTCACGGTACAGCTTCGCAATGCGCCGTTCCAACTTCGCAAGCTCCTTGTCGGTCAGTTGATGCCCAAGATCACTGGTCGCCATCGCCGCTCACCCCCGGCGCGTCCGGTTCTTCAAAGCTCCGGTCAAGTTCTTCTGCTGCCTTCCGCTTTGCCATGTCCTCGTACTGGTCAATGTCACCGTTGATCGTCAACAGCTTCTTTGTGATGTACTCGTCATCGTAATACGCCGCGCCCAGCAGAATGTTCTGCGTTTCCTCGCTCTTGTTGATAATCTGATTGCGCGTATAGCTCGGCTGATCCTCAATGCCTGCCAAACGCAGGATTTCAACAATAAACCGCGTTACCTCGGATTCAAACTTGTCCGTCTTCAAATCCAACGGCACATAGCTGGCCTTGATCGCGGTCGCCGTCTGGTTCCCTGCGGATACCGCCGCAGCGTCAAAGCACTGGAAATCTTCGTACAGCTTTTTCTTGAGCATATCAATGGTGCTGCTGGTGCCCTCATAGGGAGCCTCGATAGTTTTACTCTCTACCTTTGCGCCATCATCGCCATTGGCGTGGGCGACATGGGTGGTTTTCAGACGCTCAATAAACTTTGCATCGTCCAGATCCGTCATGCCCTCGCAATTGGAAATCACCCAATAGATCAGATTGCCCTCGTCCACGTTGTTTACCATATTGGAGGACGCCAAATCCAGCGCGTCAATGGTATTGCGCTTGCCGACGATCTCGGAGAGACACCGCTTGTTGTTTTTCAGCGGCACGATTGGGAAACTCGGATAATTCCCGCCGTCATAGATTTCGGTTTCGCCGACCTCCGCCTTGCGCTCGATCAGCTTATAACTGCGCTTCGGCTGCATGACGTCCATATCCTCGCCGCTGGGCTGGAAATACTCGGTAAAGCCGTCAATCTCATACAGCGTCGCTCTCAACGGCTTATCCTGTGCCACCTGCCAGAACCGGATACCTGCTTTCATTGCACCGTCTTCCTCATCGTAGAGAGGGACAAACTCAAGCAGGGAGAACACCCGCAAATGCGTCAGATCCCAGAAGCCGAAAGACACGCCTGCGATTTTCGCCTCACGCGCCGCATCCATGACTTCCTGGTCGAAGTCCGGGCATAGCTTGTTCGGCGTTTCCTTCTCCGCGAAGGTCACGCCGTTGCCCAGAAGATACGATACCTCCTGATCCACCGCCAGACCGAAGAACCGGCTGGCCAGCTTGTGGTTTGCCGTCCACATATCCGCGTGGGCGCGGCCCTGCATATCATAGATGATCTTTTCATAGCGGTTGATTGTCGGATTCAGGCCGTTGTAATATTCCTCAGCATCCGCCGCCGTCTTATATGCATGGGATTCACGATGTGCGTTGATCGCACTGCGGATAAACTCCATCCGCGCCTTTTCGTCCTCGCCCACCGCCACAAGGTCATTATATGTCTTAATCTCCGCTCACCCCTTATCTCAGAATGGAAACATAATCAGAGCTGTTGCGTTTGTTCCACAACCGCTTTACGATGCTGGCCGCGCTGTCCGGCGCGTCATCATGCTCCACGTTTTCGTTGTAATCGCAAATCTGGTCGATATACGCATCATCCGTACCGGCCACAAAAACCACATTGCGCCATTCCGCTTTGAGATAGCTTGTGATTTTAAGGAACTTGTTCATGTTTTCGTGATAGGTAACGGCCCGTTCTCCCTTCGCGCGCAACGCTTTTGCCAAATAGCCCTTGTCGGCGTTGGTCTCGCAGTAAATCTCCCCAGCATTGAAGGATTTCCGAAGCCGGATAATCTCATCCATGCAATCGTCCACATGCTTGTGCCAAAGCCGCCCATAGAGGTAATATGTTGTTCCCTTCTTTCGGGCAATCGTGAACGCCGTGTAGTCATCGCCGCCGTATGCCGCGTCGATATGGCAAATGCCCTGCTCTGCAAGGCAAGGCTCCGCGCCCATTTGCGGCGTGTCAAAGATCACATCATCACTGGCAATGTGCCGCAGCTCGTAGTTTGCTGCAAACAGGGATGACGTCATAGACGATTTAATGGTTTGCAACTCATCCCCGGAGATCAACCCAGTTGAATAGCAATCGTACTTTTCGATATTCGGCATCATGGAAAACGCGTCTTCCTTGTGCCAGGGCGTTCCGGTGTTAAAAATGCGCCCGCCACGATTGCGGATATTCTGTAACTCCTGATAGATCGTTTTTGTATGGTCTCGCTCTGCGCGGGAAATGCGATCCTGCACGTTTACAATATCGTCCGTAAATATGCGGTCAAAATGCTTGCCGGTCAAGGACCCGTTCACGCCGCACGCCACAAGCTGGCTCGTGCCCTTGTTGTCCGCTGCCAGATTCGTGGAAATCTCCGTCGCGGATACCGTTGTCAGGATCAGCGGTTTTCCGTGGATCTTCTCGCACAGTGCCTCCATGTATGGCGATAGCAGCAGATTTCGCACCTGCCGCACAACCTCTTTCACGTCCGCATCCGTTTTTCGCATAAACAGCGTTTTGAGATTCGGCAGAAGGACGATGATCTCCGCCAGCGCAATCGAAACGCACGTTGTTTTGTAGCTGCCACGATGCGCCTGCAAGGTTTTGTCCTCACTACCGCGCACCATATCCTGTATCCATGCGTTGTGCAGCGCGCCCAGCTTATCAAACCCAACGGCATGGCCGAACGCAATGGGATTATGTATCAGCAGTTCCGCCGCTTGTATCCGCGTCATTCTGCATCACCATCTTCTCCAACTCGTCCAATGCAATGCCCTTCGCGTCCGTCACCGCCACGTCCACGCTGTCGCGCTGCCCCAAAAACTGTTTGCCGAGGAAGATCGCCATTGTAGCGTTCTTTTCAGCCAATCGCCATTGGCTCCGACGCAGTGAAATTTTACCCGCGCCGCGCTTTTGCTTAAATACCTCGGAGAAACTGGCATGATAGGTGCGTTTACACCAACCATCCAGTGTTTTATCGGTCACATCAAACCAACCGCAGATTTCCTCAAGCGTGCATTGCAGGCCGCAGAGGTTTTCGAACTGCTTCTGGTCTATTTCCTTTCTTGGCCTTGCCATACGCGCCCTCCTTTCTCGCAGTCAGCTTTCTCGCCACCAATGTATGCAGGCCATTCATGGCCCCTGTAATATCGCCGGACTTAATCAGCCCGTTCAGTGTTTTCATTTGCTGTGTGGATAAATACTGCTGGTTTTTCTTCAACATCCTCCGCGCAGTCGCCTGAGCATCAGTCATGCAGAAGCACCGCCTTCTTCCCGGTGAACTTCTCCCACCGGTCAACAATGACGTCGGCATACTTTGGATCATACTCCATGCAGAAAGCGTGTCTGCCATTCTGCTCCGCCGCCATAATCGTGGTGCCGGAGCCAGCGAACAGATCAAGCACATTCTCACCCGGCTTACTGGAGCACTGCATCTGGTAATCAAACAGCTTAATCGGCTTCATGGTCGGATGCTCCGCAGACTTGACAGGCTTATCGAAATTCAATACAGTTGTCTGTCTGCGGTTTTTGAAGAAGTAGTGCTTCTTGCCTTCCGTCCATCCGTAAAGGCAAGGCTCGTGCGCGTCCTCTTCAATTTCGCTCTCACCGTACAGGCAAGGTTCATGTTTCCACTGGAAATCCTGTCTCCCCATTACGAGGGAATTCTTCACCCAAATCAGGCACTGCCGGACGCGCAGCATCGAATCTTTACACGCACCACGGAAGTTATAACCTTCGCTGTCGGCGTGCCAAATGTAAAATGGAGCGCCTGGTTTCATGACCATCGCCGCATTGGAGAAAGCATCCGTCAGGAACTGCCTAAAGGCTGCATCTTCCATGTTATCGTTCTTGATTTTACCGGCGGTGCCCTGATAGTCCACATTGTACGGAGGATCGGTGAGAAGAAGATCGATTTGTGCCCCCCCCACAAGCTTCTGTACGTCTGTCAAAGACGTGCTGTCTCCGCACATAAGGCGATGGTCTCCAAGCTGGTACACATCGCCCAGCTTGCTCTTCGGCTCCGCCGGAATGACAGGTTCATAATCATCCTCGACAACGGAATCGTTCAGTTCGTCACGCAGACCCCATTCAAAGTCAAACGCCGACAGGTCGAGACCGGGCAGCTCATCAGCCAGGAGGTCAAAATCCCAGTCGCTCTCGTTGCTCTTGTTATCCACCAGCCGCAGGGCGTTCACCTGCTCCGGTGTAAGATCGTCTACGCAGACGCACGGTACTTCTTCCATGCCCAGCTTTTTTGCCGCCAAAGCGCGGCAGTGACCGATTACGATCACGCCGTCACGGTCAATCACAATCGGCTGTACAAATCCGTACTGCTTGATGCTCTCCGCAACGTTGTTGATTTGCCGCTTATCATGCTTTTTTGCATTTGCGGCATACGGAACAATATCCGCAAGCCGCCGTTTTGTGATTTCCATGCCATCCTCCTGTTTTGCTACCGGCCCCCACCCCTTGGCCTTACATAGCAGACTTTACCCGCCCTAACGGGCATACACATCTTGCGTGTCCGGCTCTCCCCGAGCCAAACATGGTACGCAAGATCTTTTTTATCGGCTCCCGGCTGCGCTGCGTCTTCCTACCAGCCATCAGGAACTTGGCAATTATACCAGCCGCCTGATACTTAGCTTTTTACGCTTCCTCGCCCGCTGGCCGGGATGGTACGGCATTGCAGTCCTGCCCTGCTTTAGCGCTTCAGGAAAAGTCCCCGTCACTCGCTGTGGTCTCCCCTTACGGGGCACCTATGCCGCATATCTCCGCAGTGAGCCGGTCGGCGCTCCGGCATCTCCAACAATGCGAGTATTTGCGGTCTCGCCTCCGGGCGGCAGATTGCCTTTCTGCCCTCCACTGCGGTACTGCCGTCTAAAACTGCTGCCACCGTGCGCAATCACAGTGACCTGCTGGAACTTCGGCAGCGTAGTTTGTCCAAATGTCCCCTCTGGGACACATCGTTGAGAGGTGCGAGGGGTCCTATACCCAACCGGAATTGCACCGGGGCATCAAGGGCAAGTACCAGTTGCCGGAGATGAGCTGCTTTTACAGGCCGCAGCTTATATATTCTTGGAGCGAGGACGCATCACCCGAAACGCTCCCCGCCATGGTGCAGACGGCTGGACTTGAACCAGCGCATACCTCCTGGCGCGGTGCTCTGCCTACTGAGCTACGTCTGCATATCCCCGGCATCCGCCGGGGTCAGGAGGAAAGAAAGGATGGATGGAAAGAATGAGGATACGGATATAACCCCGCACCCTCATTCTGACACATATTTTTCTACGCTTGCCCCGAATTGGGGGCAAAGACCAATTTTTTTGCGATACTATAAAGGTTTACTCTCTCGCTCGCCCTCGTCCCATGCAAGCTCATCCAAGCTGACGTGGTAATGATTCGCTATCAGCTTCAATTGGCTGAGAGCCGGTTCGTTCTCCCCGGTTTCATACTTCCGCAGCGTATCATGCCCAATCCCAATCAGCTCCGCTTTCACTCTCATGCTTTTAGCAGGCCGCTCAGATTCCCTTAATTTCCGCAGCCGTTCCGGGAATGTACTCACGTAACCACCTCACATAGCCGGAAATTCTCTACCACGGGTCCTCCCGCCGTCCTTTCTCTCGCCGTGACTGCAAAAGCCTTCATTTGGCATGGCACAATTAAACAGTCCGCAGCCGCCAATCTCTCCGATTTCATCACCCATGTTTTTGTATATCCGATGCTTGCAGTCCTTGCACCGTGTCACGATCACGGCATCCACGGTGGGGGCTTTTTCGACCAAGCCAAGTAAGCCGTTCCAACCAGCACAATACGCCGCAGGGAGAACATCTTTGCTGCACCGGCCCACGCCCAAATCATCAACATCAATCAGCCTCATGGTCAGCACCTCCGTCCATTATCGCCCCGCGGCTGCAAAATTCGGCTGGTGCGACCTCCATGCCGCTCATTCGACAGGTGGGAATTCCTTTCCCCTTGACGTTGACCGCGACGAGGTGCTTACAGTCCTTGCACCGCACCACCGGGGCCACGTCGGCGGCAGAAATGCGAATGACAGCCGCTTTCAGACAGTCAAGCATCCGATTTTGTGCAGGGCTTCGGCATGGGCTACGCTGTCCATGCACAGCTCTAAGCACTGCTTCCCGCTCAATGTATTCAGCCATTTTCAACCCTCCTGTTCCACGCTTCCGGCAGTTTGGATAATTCTCCACTCCTCCGGCCTTTTCTGCGCGGCCCTAATTTGTTCCAGTGGCCCGCGCTCCTCACACACAGCGTACTGCTTCCACCGGTAGCTTTGGAACGTGCGGTTTTTAGTCAGCTCTTCGTGTGGAATGTAGAGCGATTTGTACTCAAGGACATACATCGCCGCTTCGCCCCCTCAGTGCTTCTCGCTTAATGTATTCAGTCATTTTCAGCCCTCCTGTTCCATGCCTCTTTAGCTTTTTGGGGCGTATACGTAAGCCCTGACGTCGCACAACATCTAATGCACACGGCATTATACGCCCAACGTCGACCTTGCGTGTCCTCCACTGCATCCGGGTCGACGCTTATGACCGCTTCACCTCCGCAGAACGGGCACGATTTTAACTCATTCATCCTTCATCGCCTCCACATAGCACCAGCTCTGGGGCGGGCGGCGAAGATATAGCCGCCCGTTTGTGTTGCAGTCCGTTTCGTCGCCATCTCCGCAAACATTTTCGCAAGACCAACAGTTTGTGCTAAGCTCCGAGTATTCCAAACAGTCTCGCCAAAACTCCCCCAGCTTTTTCGGCGCATCGTAGATTTTCAGGTTGGAGATATGCCAACCGTAAATATAGTGTTTTCCCTCTTCGGAATATTTGAAATAGATATCTTCGCGGCGAACACAGGATTGCTGTTCGGCAATGTCTGCATTTGCCATCTCACATCGTTGTAGGATGTAGTCGCACACAAACTCGCCGATAACCTTGCCGTTGCATCTGCCGACCGTATTGGTCCGGACGGTATCCCTGTCCAGATTTCCACCCTTTACGGAGATATACGGATGACCACTTGTGCAGTAGATATAGCACTTAAACGGTACCTCCAGTTTCGGCACGGACTTGCGCAATTCCATAGTTTTTCTGCCAATGATGATTTTCGCGCACCACTTCGGGCGGATGCTCAGCATAACAGCTTTACTCATCCTTCTTCGCCTCCAATGCACGCTCCGCCTCCTCGCGGGTGAGGAATACGGTCTTGCCGATGTCTGCACCATCATTACGCAGACGATACGCGCAGAACCCGTCCGGCTTGCGATTGCACGTTGACATACACAGATTATCCTCATCCGTGCAAACAGTTCTGATGTCCGGGGCTTCAAGCTCCATTTCTCGCGGCACATTGTCACGGCCAGTCACCCATAGCGTATCGCCCACTTTGCACGGCAGCACCACCACGCGGCCTTCTTTGTCAGCTTTGAGCAGTTCTGCCGCTCTATCAACAGTCCATCCAATGGAGGACAATGCCGCCTCCGCTTTTGCCGCAATCTCGCAGGCTCCCGGGGAAAAGCCCGTTTGCTCGTAGGCTTTTAGCCTTTCCCACACTTTCCGCTGGGTACAGCTGCCGTTGTAGGGACAGGGGTTTTCCCGGCACTGCGCAATGTCGCAGAAATTGCCATCAAAAGTCAATCGTTCCATCACTTCACCTCCGGCGGTTCCGGCAGCGGCATCCACGCCAAAGCACGAGCATTTGTTCCATTGGCAACTTCACCGCCCCAGCTTCCATTGTTTTGATATCCGAGTGCGTAATTTACAAACATTCCATTAAAGTCTCCATAGCGGAAATACTCACCCCAACACAGCACTTTCCGAAAATTCTCCGGCAGCCGCTCCTCCACCGGTATCCACCGGGGCAGCTGCGCCCGCAGCTTCTCGATCTCTTTCTCCTGCGCCTCAATCCGGTCGGCGGCTTCCGCCAGATCATCGCCCAAGGTAATGGGCGTTTCCCACTGGTTCCCCTCCGCCCATTCTGCGTGCTCACGCAGAGCATTTACGAGGTTTGTATCTCTCATAATTCATCCTTTCCGTATGGGAACAAAAAGCGCCCCATGTCTCCTGGTTTCTCTACCGTGCCGAACCGCCGTTTGGTCACTGCGATGGGAAACTCTTCAATCTCGCTGGCCCATAGGCACGTTCCGCGTCCGTTCAACTGCTCCCAGATCAGCGGGAAACCACCTATTCCATCGAACAAACTTGCCATAGTCGCGTCCCGCTCGTAGTTGCCGCACAGCCGTTTCAACAGCCATTTCCACGGCGGCAGGGCGATGGAGTTGCCCAGTGCCTTATACCGGGGGCTGTCCGCGTCCTTATGGCGCTTGCCCTTGCTGTCCGTCCACTCGCCCAAGTCGGTCCAGTGGTCAGGGAATCCCTGAAGCCGTTCGCACTCCAACGGGGTCAGACGGCGAACAACACGGTTCTGCACCGGGTATGTCTCCGAATCCTCCCGGAAATCGCAGTTTGCTTTTGCCTTTAGCGTGTGTGCGATATCCGGTACAGCCGCTCCGCATACCAGCATATCGTTATAGGCATCCTGCCCATTATAGCTCCCTGCGTGTGCTCCGGGCGATAAAGTCCCGGTGGTTTTCTGGTACGTCAGCGGGATTTGGTTGCCGCCGGTTCCCATACGGGCTTGCAGACTGGGAGCTACCTCACCGCAGTCTCGGATGACATCGCAGGCGTGGCTCATATCCAGAATGGCGCACGGCACATGGGCGTTGGCGTTCAGCGTGTGACAGGGTTTCCCAAAATCAGGAATACTCCCATTCTGCTTGCTGGTGATCTGCGTAGTATCAAACTCCGTCGCATCTCCCCGGATTCGGACTGCGTAAGCAGCACCGCTTTCAGCACTGGCGGCAAGGCTTTCCCCCGCCGCTCCGCTCTCCGCAGGATACCCTGACATGCTTTGCCGCTCAAACAATATTTCCCATGCGGTGTCGCCTCCAAAATCTGCGACAAGCGCGATTCTACGGCGACGTTGGGGGACTCCCCAGTGTTGCGCATCGAGCACTCGCCACGCAACGCTCCATCGTCCTCCCATTTCATCGTGGTATCCCCCCCAGGTGTTCCAACCTTTTTCAGGCACTTCAATATCGGGGGCTTCCGGCTCTGCGACCCGGATGGCTTCTTCGAGGACGGCCGCAAAGTCTTTTCCTCCGTTGCTTGAGAAGGCTCCGGGAACATTATGAGTTGTAAGCAATTATGAAAAGACCTCCTTCCAAAATATTGAAATTTCTTTGAGAATTAAAAAGATGCTGTGCATAATTTCCCTTTATACTGTGAGCATCACAATATAAAGGAGGCAAACTATGCACAGCAGAAAGACAGTTCCAATCCCTGACTTGATGAGCGCAGCAAATATGGAGTTGATCCGTCTGGACTTCAAATCGTCAACCCTCAGTCGGCATAGCAAGGAGTTCCGTAGCTTCTCCAATTATTGCAGAGAAAACGAGATTACCGCTTATGACGCAGAAACCGGACCACAATACTTCCAACACTGTTATGGTTTGGACATCGGTAACTCCACCGCAAAACTGACCAAGCAACAACTGGACACACGCTGTTCGATTCGTTTTTTGGATGACATCTTTCAATTTGGGTATGCACTGCGATACAGCCACCATGACTACACAGTGCCACGGCAATATGTCGATTTACTGGAAGAATACCTTGCATGGTGCCACAGAAATAATAGTTCTGATGGTACTATCCGTGTCAAGCGGACAAAGATACGGCAATTTTTTTGCTTTTTGGATGGGCGCGGAATAGAACTTTCAGATTTAACCGCTGCAGAAATTTCGGACTTCATGACCACCCTGTGCCGCTACCATCGTGCAACTATCCATGTATTCAGCAGCGTTTTACGTGATTTCTTCCGCTATCTCCATGAAAATGGGATATTGGACGATGACTTATCTTCAAGTGTTCCAAGGCCAAAGATCTACGTTGAAGAAAATATCCCCGAAACGTGGGCCCCAGAGGAAGTACGACAATTATTGTCCGTTATTGACCGCAGCAATGCGATTGGAAAAAGAGATTACGCAATGCTTCTGCTTGCTATTCTGCTGGGCATGAGGGCTGGAGACATCTGTGCATTGAAATTCAAAAATCTGGACTGGCACCAGAAACTGATCACCTATACACAGCAAAAAACGCAAAAGGTCAATACACTGCCTCTGCTCCCTGTAATTGGAGATGCCATCATTGACTATCTGAAAAATGGGCGGTTGGATTCTGACTGTGATAATGTGTTTATCCGCCATATCCATCCTTACGGAGAATTCCAGTCCAGCACAACTCTTTCCGAAAACCTCAAGCGATATATGAAATATGCAGGTATGACAGTAAAGAAGCGCAAAGCAGCCCATTCACTGCGTCATACTCTGGCAAGCAGCCTCTTGTATGATGGTACACCGCTTATGACGATCTCCAACATCCTTGGGCACAACAGCCCAAAAACGACCTCCGTATATACCAAAGTAGACCTTCCGGCCTTGCGGAAATGTGCATTATCTTATGGAGAACGGAGGGAATTGATATGACTTCAAAAATGTTGTTGGAGCAGTATATGGCGGAACGTCATGCTCTTGGGTTCAGCCTGAAAACGGATGAGGGTTGTATCCGGCGCTTCCTCCAGGACTTTGCTGAGCCCGATGATGGAGAGATTTCGTTTACAAAAGAATATGTTTTAGACCATATTGGAAACAGACGGAACCTGCAAACCAATACCATCCTCAGAGATGTCAGCGCAATCAATGGATTTCTCGATTTTGTGATCCGCAAAGGCTATACAGCATATAAGATCCCTCCTAAATCTCTCCCGAAAGAAAACCGCAATTTTAGAGCCTATATTTTTACGGACGACGAGATTGAGCGGATGCTGACTGCAGCGGATCATGTGCCATTTACGGAGCAGAACCCTGCACGAAAATACCAGATTCCTGTTATGTTCCGAATCTTATTCAACTGCGGATTGCGTACTTCTGAATTGCTTAAACTGCGCATGTGCGATGTAAACCTCAAAGGAAATGTGTTTACCATTTTGGATACGAAATTTCACAAAAACCGCTTGGTGCCATTCTCTGATACAGTTGCAGAATCCTTGACTCAATATCTGGAAATGTCCCCTCCAAAATCTACAGATTCCTTGCTTTTTCCAAGTTTGAACCCACGCAGCAACGGCGGAAGATACGGGAACAGTTGGCTGCAAGCTCAATTTCGCCAGCTCCTCAGAACGGCGGGTATTCCTTACAATGGTTCAGGAAAAGGCCCTCGGCCTCATGATATCCGCCACACATTTGCGGTACACTGTCTTAACAACTGGGTCCTTTCGGGTGAAGATCTTACCGCTGCGCTACCCGTACTTTCACGGTATCTTGGACATAATGGACTGACCGGCACGCAAAAATATCTTCAATTGACGGCGCAAATGTACCCAGATATTGTTGCCAAATTAGAAGTGCAATTTGGTGGTCTCATTCCCCAGATGGAGGTGTCCAATGAAAGCATCTGACTTCTCCAAATTTTTGACGCAGTACCTTACACACTATCTGCCCGTCCAGAGAAATCTGAGCAGCAATACAATTCGTTCCTACCGGGATACGTTTAAACTCCTCCTGATTTTTTGCAGAGACGAGAAAGGCTTTAATATTGCAAAGCTGAATCTGTCCAAGTTGGACAAAAAGTGTATAGAGGACTTCCTTCTGTGGCTGACTAATACCAGAGGTTCTTCCCCATCTACTTACAACCAGCGCCTTTGCGCCATTCACGCTTTCTTTGATTATGTTATGACCGAAGAACCGACGTATATGGAGCAGTGCATTTTAATCCTCAAAATTCCAAGCATGGTATCTCCCGACCCGCCCGCGCAGTACTTAACGCCAGAAAATTTGAAACATTTATTGTCTATGCCGGATACCTCTACTCCTAAAGGACGGAGGCATCTTGTCTTGCTAACTGTTTTGTATGATACAGCAGCTCGTGTTAGTGAACTTGCGGATATTTGTATGCGGGATGTGCGATTAGATTTCCCAGCAGTTATTACTCTGCATGGAAAAGGCGGGAAGATTCGTACAGTGCCTCTCATGAAACCGACTACTGAATTGTTACGTAGTTACCTTGAGGAAAACCACATTGATTTGCGACGAAACCCAGATATGCCCCTGTTTTGGAATGGAAGCAGACACAAACTGACCCGTTCTGGAATTACATACATCGTCCAGAAATATGCAGATATGGCACGGGAAACTGCCTCTGGGATGCCTACCAAAATCTCGCCTCATATTTTTCGCCATACGAAAGCCATGCATATGGTACAGGCCAATGTTAATCCGGTCTTTATTAAAGATTATCTGGGACACGCCGACATCTCTACCACTGAGGTCTATGCCAGAGCAGACAATGAAGCCAAGCGAGCTGCTTTGGAGAAGGCTACAGCCCATCTTGATCTACCGAAAGCATCTCAGTGGGAACAGGATGCTGAGTTGATTGAATGGCTGTCCTCGCTTGGCTAAAACTCCAAAATATTATGCACAGTGAAACAGAGTAAAATGCTCTGTTTCACTGCTTTTTATGGAGGTGCTATACATAATTGATTTCTGTTCATAA